GACTCCAAATAATAAAATTAATAACTATTAACATAATGATAATAAAATTTTTCATGATGTTTTACCTTTTTTCTTCGAAGGACCCATCACAGATTGACCTTTAAAATAACCACCGCTCTGTTTCTCTAAAGTCTTACGTGTTTCCTCTGGTGAAATAACTTTTACTGTGCCACCATTCTTGATAAACTCTTCGACCTCAGGAGATCTTTTAATATTCTTAGAATATTTGATTGATGTTTTCTTTAAACTAGCCAATTGTTTACTCCTTTTTCATAAACTGCGAAAGTATCTGCATGTGCTTTAGGACACCATGCTTGTGGTCTTTTAAAACCTGGTTTAGACTTACCTCTAAAGATATATCTAAATGTTTTAACACCATCTAAGCTATCATAAAACAATAAAGATTTTTGAACATCTTTAAGGTATTTTATTGGAATGCCTTTGTAAAAAGAAGCTTCGCTTTCAGGTGATTCGTATTTTTCTAGTATATTAAGTATATTCATTTTGATTCCTTTTTTATTAAATATGGTACCATTATAACATGTTTTGTACCGAATTGGAGATTATTTTTGAAAAAATTCATATTATGAAGTAAGAGCAGCAAGTTGTGATCTAAGCTGGTTACGATCTGCAATAAGTCTATTGATATGAGCTTGACATCTTGCCCAATCAAAAGCTGCTTGATTAGAATCAACTTGTTTTTGAAGACGAGCATTGTCATCTTTAAGTTGATTAACTTGATCAACAAGACGAGCGTGTCTGTCTTGGATTCTTTGATCTCTTGTACCTTGTTTCAATCTATTTCCTACTTTCATAACATTTCCTTTTTCATTTAATATAGGTATATTATATCATAGAAATGAGGTCTTTGGAGAAAACTTATAGAGCCAGGGAAGACTATTCGGTGTGCCAACCAATCAGTAGTCCTGTATAGCTTGGATGAGTTGCTTATCCCAATCATCTCGATGTTCAATGAATACTTGTGGTTCTGCATCATCCACAGAGATAATTGTTACTAATTGTGTGATAGGAATACCAGTTCTCTCCTCCCATGCAATTGCATAAAAGCATTCTTGCATAAAGTATTGCGATATCCATTCCTTTTTCTTTGTCTTACGACTTGTCTTATAGTCTATTATAGACAACTTACCATCGAACTCTGCAACACAGTCAACTCGACCTGCAACTTTTAAATGATCAGAATACAGTGGCAATTCTTGTCCATATACTGTGCCAATTCTTGTGTCTAATATATTCTTAATTCGTTTAAAGTCATGCAATATATTAGGCATTAAATCTTTTGCATAATCAGGATCATTGTTGACATAATTCTCACATACTGCATGAACAGCTGTGCCACGACCTGCTGCTCTACGAGATATTTCATTTGCAACATCATGACCTACACGATCACGCCATTCCATAATAGCTTTCTTACTTAGTTTACCAAGTACTGTTGTTATAGAAGGATAATCACCATTCGGTGTTTGATATTTTCTACCACCTTTGTTTGTAGTAGTTAGGTCATTGTAACCTAAATCAATGGGTTCATGTTTAAACATCTTTATTCAACTCTACTAGTCCACAGTGAGTACCACCAGTTTTTATTCTTAGGTCATATTTTAAAAACGATGCTTTTTTAAATGTTTCCATATTATACCAACCTTTATTTCTTCCAGGATATTTTTCTTCGTCAGGTAAATAATCATGGAAAATAATTTTAAAATGATCTGTAGTTCTTTTTAATATTTCCTCACAATCATAAACACCAATTGCACCATCAACAAACACAAAATCAAATTCAAAAGGAACACCTTCTAGTTTCCAATATTCAGAACTTTTACAATGATATCTGTTTATTGAATCTTCTATACCAATATACTGAAATATATCATCTTTATCGATAGTATGTACCTCTGCTCTGTTTGCTATTAAAGCAGTTGTACTTTTACCTGTACCAGTACCTATCTCTAATATCTTTTTAGCATAACGACTTTCTTCTAATAAAAATCTAAAATCTTCATCTGAAATCATCGATCATAATCTGTTTGTTTCATTCCAAATCTTCCTGCATTCTTTGTAATCTCACTCATACGATCTTTGAATCCATCATCTGTTTGTGACCATAGTGATTTAACACCTGAGATTACCTTAGGTTGTTTATTGATTACTTGTTGGCAATCATGTTCTATATAATAGGCATCAAGATCTTTCCAAGACATAGTGTCTTCCCACTCTTTACCAGTTTTATTGCTTTTGAAATCGTATGTTGGCATCTTCTCTATTCCTTAGTGTAATACTTTTCCACCATCTATATAGCCACATCACCTTTATTGGGTGGTGTTCTGGATTAGGCAATTCATCTTTAAAATACTCCATGAATTGTCTTAGTTCGTCTTCGCTCAAAACTCTCCTGCACTATCTATCAACATTTTCATACGATTTTCGATTAGATATGTTAATATATTTTGACGTGATGGATACTTATAGTTCTTATATGTATTTATAGATGCTTCACGAATACCATCTGGTGTATTTGACAAATCAATCATTTGCACATTACGCATAAAGTTACGAAAGACATTAGGCTTCATAATCATTTCTAAGTCATCACGATTATCCCAATATTTATCGATAGCTTTCTTTGTCATAGGTGTTTGTCTTGCTGCTGTTACGAATACATCATCATGAGAGTTAGCATTAGGAACACCATCACCAGCATCACCTTTAAGTAAGTGCTCGAATAAGTATCTACGTGGATTGTCTTCTTTAATCATTTTATTAAACATAGGTGACCATTGTATGACATGACCATACTGCTGTAATTGAATAAAGTCTTTATCAGCAGAGATAATAACAACATCTTCACCACCGAAGTCAGACATCTCAACAGTTAATGCACCAATGATATCGTCTGCCTCTGCACTATCGATCTTGATAACAGCGTAGGGGAAGTTCTCACGTAAGTCTTGGAGCGTAGATTCGATTAAATCAAAGATCTGCTGCCAATCATGTTTATCTTTAGAACGATTAGCTTTACGCTGAGCTTTATATTCTGGAAATACTTCTTTACGCCAAGAGTAACTATCACATGCAATAACCATTTTACCATGATCAGCTTCTTTGTATTTGTTACGATATACACGAAGGTTATTAAGAATGATGTGTTTAACTAAGTTTTCACTAAGCTCTTCACCACGTTGTAATTGACCCATGATGGATCCAATTGCTAAACCATTAAAATCTACTATTACCATATTTACCTCTATTCATAATATATACCTATTATAACATGTTTTACTGTGGATGTACATAGTCTTCAGCTAAATTCTTCACTGAACCTATACCAATCTTTACAGCTATAATACCGTTATAATTGTTCTCATTCAATAATACATTCTCATCGAATTGTATTTTTGCTTCCATATAGTTTGTATCACCTCGAGTCTTACACAAACAAATAATTTCACGTTTGAAGTTCTCTTTGCCTAACTTCTCTATATCTTCATTAAGTCTATTACTCGATCCCCAATAATCTTGCCAATCGGTTTCTTTCGTGACCTTACGTTTTCTTTTAAAACCTTTTAATGGATTTAATTTCCTTACAGTTTTAAAATACTTTCTCCCAATATAGTCCATACCATTAGTGAGGTTAGTGATACGATAAACAAACCCGTACCAATCGCCAATGTCAGCAGTCGTAAATCTTTGTCCATTATGCGTCCAATCGTTCTTCATCGTGATCGTATTCTGATGCATCATATCCTCCACGTTGGGCCCATTCTAAATTAGCACCGCAAAACGGGCAGTGCGTCACTTCCAATCCTAAATCAACTGGATCGTTATCGTAGCCTAACTCTTCTTTGACAGTGACATCAAAGTCTGGGCTATTACATTCATGACATATCATAAACTCAATTCTCCTACAGTCCAATAACTCATCATATTATCATATGATCCTATATACTTCTCATCTATATATATCTGTGGAAATGTTCTAGTCCCTGGTGGAACTGCTTCAAAGAATTGTTCAGGTGTCCAGTCAGGACCCTCTACATTTCTCTCTTCGTAACTTACTCCTTTCTGTTCTAATATAGCTTTTGCTTTACTACAATAGATACAGTTATTCTTACTCCATACTACTGCTCTACTCATAAACTTAATCCTTCGAATGATTTCTTGTTGACATCATGTGTAACTCCACCGAGTACATATGACGTTATTTCTGTTTCTTGTGGAGCAACTTGTACTGCTCCTCCACTTATCCATTTCTCTGTCCATGGTAGTGGGTTATGTTGATGTACTGAAAATGGTACGTGATAGTTTAAAGATTTAATTCTCTTTGCACCAATCCAACGTACATATTCTTTTAATAAATCTGCATTCAATCCAATCATTGACCCATTACCAAATAGGTAATCACACCAATCCTCTTCTTGTACTAATGCATTTTCAAATAATCTCATAACTTGATCGTTTGTCTCTTCTTTAATTTTTACAAAGTCTTCATCTTCCTTAATAAGAGTACGTATAATATTTAGCGATGCTGCGAGATGTAAGTTCTCATCTCTTGCAATTAACTTGATAATCTTTGCATTGCCTTCCATTTGCTTTAACTCTGCAAAAGCCCATGAACATGCAAAGCTTACATAAAAACGTATTCCTTCTAATATGTATATAGAAACCAAACATAGGTATAATAACGTCTTATGTTTATAACTGCCATATGGACCTTTATAATTAATTAGATTATCGTAATGTTCTGAGATTGCATTACCACATTCACTGATTGCTGGTATAGATGTGATCTCATCGAATACCTTTGACGGATTAGGATACACATTACGTATAACATGTGTATATGACCTTGAATGAATAGTCTCAAAGAATGCCCATGTCTCAATGAGTAACTCAAGTTCAGGATTACTTGCAAGTGGCAATAAAGCCAAGTCAGGTGATCTGCCTTGAACTGAGTCTAATAAGATTTGTCTTTTGAGATTGGATGTAAATATATGTTGCTCATTCTTTGTCAACTTATTAAAATCAATCTTGTCTTTTGTAACATCGATCTCATCAGGTGTCCAATAAAATGATAACATTTTTTCATATAGTTTTTGCAATGCAGAGTATTTTACAATATCATATCTTGCAACGTCGACACCCTCGTCAAAGAATAGATCTTTGTCCATGTGTCCTTTTGTGTTTACTTTAAATACAGATTTTTTCATACATTATACCAGCTCGGTGTAACCGTCTTCCAAGCTGCGATATGCCTTTTATACTTATTATAGTAATTTCTATAGGCAGTTATGCTATCACTATGCTTGACATCGTCAGGCATGGCTTGTGTCGGTTGTGTAAATGGACTATCACCACAATTTTGCGGTGGATTCTTTAATACTTCCTTAAGTTTTACGTATGACATATGATCTTTGCCATAGCGTATAACAAATTCATCGTGTAGATGGCACCACATCTCATAGAGGAATGTGTAATTATTTATACTTTGTCGAAGCCACACATTGCTTGGATGATTGACATGTGATGCTTTATATAGTGCATCATTCTCGTGTCTCCATCGTTTGATCTTAGAACCTATTTTATTCTTGTCATAATATTCTGTACCATCTAATACTCGATGGGCTGTAGACATAAGCTGTGCATATTCAACTAGCATCTTACTACAGTGTTTGTCAAGGTGCATCTCAGCACTGGTTTTTGCATCTTTATCTAAATAAAATATATTCATTCTTCATCCTCAGTTATAATTATATCACGTTTACAATCAGGAAATATAACCAATGGTATATCTTCCATCCAGTATTCTTTGGTAAATTTGTATTTTTGGTAATTTTCGAAGGTAGTGACTTTAGCTGTACCGTCACCCAACGGTAATTTCATTAAACTCATGTATATATTATATCATAATATAGTGTAAAGTACATGTTATATGGTAAAGGATTCACCACATCCGCATCTTGCCTTTTCTTTAGGATTATAGAATTCAAATCCTTCATTAAGACCTTCGTACTTATAGTCTATCTCGCACCCTTCGACATACACATATGACTTTGGATCTACAAAAACACGAAAGCCATCAAACTGTTGTATATGATCTTCGCCATTTGCATAATATGCATACTCTAAATTATATGCCAAACCCGAACAACCTGTAGTTTTTACTAATACACGTAATGCACGAGGTGTCATTGAGGTTTCATCTTTTAGAAGAACCTGTAATTTTTCAATTGCTTGATTAGTTATGCTTATCATAGGGGTATGTATAAAAAGAAAGACCGGAGTATTGGGTGATAAGGAACTCCGGAGAAAACCTCAACTAACCTATGCGGCTAGTAAATAATCTGACTGATTGCCGATTAAATTTTCATTTTAAAGTCTTCGTTGACTGACGAGTCTCAAGCGGCTCTGCTACCTAATCGATGCCGAATCTCCCCCATTTAATAATACTATTTTAATATTATTAGGTGGAGGAGGTGGGAATTGAACCCACGTGTTAAGTGCTCCTACTTTTACCTTTACGTCGTTATACTCACTTCATTATTGAATGAATGTTATGCATCATCATGTGATAGTAACTTCCACAAAATCGCTGCAGAAATTAGACCTACCAGACCAGCATCTCCTAGCTGTGCTACGATGCCAATAATTGTACCAATGACGTCACCGCCTAAGAATGGTACTGATCCACCAAATACGATTTGCAACATAATTGCCAAACCGATCAGTGACATTGCCACCGCTGTTGCAGCTGAAACGCCGCTTGTGATTTTATCTAACATATATTCTCCTATGTCGTTTT